CAAGGCTCTGCTCATAGGCTTGAGGGGTTCCCTCACTCCATTTAGAGATGGTTTGGAAGTCAATTTCATCTCCGATAGTTACTGTCTGGTCTGGCTTAAACTTCTGTAGGAATCTTGCTATGTTCTGGGTTACATGGACATCCTCGAAGGGAACCTGTAAGTCGCTCAGAATAACGATTCTTTTCATTAATCCTCGTCATCATCCTCGTATGGGATATTGTCTATCCGATTGGGTAGGTCAGGAATTATCCAGTCCGGGAAGGTTTCACGATCTGAGAGCAGCCAGAAGGCATGAGTCTCTGTGAATCCTGCTCTGCGTAATGACTTGTAATACTCATTCATAGCAATGCAATAAGCATCGAGTTTGCTATAAGTATCTAAGTCTATGACTGGTCGCTTCCTTGCCATAGATAAAGTGTTACTTACCTAACAGCTCGATGATTGTATCGACACGCGCTTCTAGTCGATTAACCTGATCCTTAATGCTGGAGCCGCCATTGGGCTTAAGTTCATTTAAGTAATGCTTAACTAGAAACTGTAGAAACGCAGCTGTGCCGCCAAGGACAGTAACAATTCCAACGGCAATAGCCGAGTAATCTACCGCGCTCATTATTTCTTAGGAGTTGCGTATCCGAACACGCCTGCTAGTACAGCCCAGAGAACTGAGCGATAGTCGAGTGCAAAGTTAGATGCTCCCCATGCAGCTAGGAACGCTCCTGCTGTGAGGATTACTGGGTTTTTCATGTTCATACTGTTCCGCCTATCATTGGGATATTAAAGAACGAGCCATCTGCATCGCCCTTCTTAGTGAAAGAAATATGGCAATGCGTGTTATGCGGATTGATTCCAGAATACTTACGCCAGCGCCAGCCCATGCGAGGGGAAGCAATTTTGCCGTTGAATATGATGTAACTAATTCTCTTGTCAGACTTTGCGCAGAGTCGAATCTGATTTGCAAGGTCAGGCATGAGGTCGGGTTTCGCCTTACCAGATAAATCCCTGTCAATATCAATGGCTCTGACGATACCTTGTTCATCAGGATTGTGATCAGAAGTACGCGCTGAATGACGGGTATCGCCAATCCAGCCGTCTGAGGTTCGATCTCTATCTGGGTAAGAATCATCGAACTGCTCTCTTAGCTGTTGTCCGGCCTTACACAGAATGGGCTTCATTAGAACACTCCCATTGTTTCTTATTATTTAAGAATAGTTCCGTATGGTCGCAAGGAATAGGGGCTATAAACGCATCATCGATTGGATCGTATGAATATCCAATTCCTGCAAAGTTATAACGAATAGTTCCATTGTATGAAGTCTTAATCCAAGTGCCACCAAGATTATCGATAAGCCATTGATAACCTTCGTCTCCTGCTGGATCATTATTATCACCAACAAGAACACGAACAACTGTATTCGTTTCGTCTAGTTCTGCCCAATGACTCACTCTGCATACCTCACAATAACAATTCCTGAACCACCAGCTAGTCCTACTGAGCTGCTAACTAATCCACCGCCACCGCCGCCGCCGGTGTTTGCTGTTCCCGCTGTTGCTGAAGTTGAACCGGCACCTCTACCACCACCGCCTACACCTGCATCGCCACCTAAACCGCCAGTATTTTCTCGGCCGCCACCGCCGCCGCCTGCGTAATAGCCACTATCTCCAGTTGAAGTTGCACTTGCCCAAGATGAGTAAGTGTTGAGACCATTTCCACCGTTACCGGGCTTAGAACTAGCGTCACCACCGACTCCGCCAGCACCACCGCCACCGCCGCCGCCACCGATTCCCGGATAGCCGCCAGCGTTACCTTGACCCGATGTTCCCGCGCCGGGAGCGTTACCGCCACCACCGCCCGAACCACCATTTCGACCGTTGTTTGAATAAGTAAATTGTCCGCCGCCGCCGCCACCTTTAACAAGTGTGAGAGCACCTAATTGTGAATCGTTACCATCGACGCCTTGGCTGCCCGTACTACCTGCGCCACCTGCTCCAACTGTTACTGTGTAAGTATTACTAGCTAATGATTGAGAAGTAAATGCAAGTAAACCACCAGCGCCACCGCCGCCACCTTGATCTCGGCCACCGCCGCCACCGCCAGCGACAACTAGAACATCACAGGAAAGCGTTCCGCCTGAAACTCCTAAATCTCCATTAGAAGTAAATACTCGATAGTTAAATCCGCCGGATGTGTAAAGCGTTCCGCCGGTAACTGTCGGGGCAAGTTGCTGCTGGCTTGCAACAATTCCTAAAATGTCCATTTATGCGATTGCTCCGATGATTAAAAAGTTATTTGAGGATGTGCAGATAATTGTTGCCGCTGCGTATTGCTTCCCAATCTTAGGTGCAGATGCAGTTGCTCCAGCTGAGACGATTGTGACTCCGGCGCCTTGTGAGAATGTCACTTGACCTGCTCCAAGCTGTGCCACATTGATTTGATTTCCAGCAACGAAAATAGATGGTGGAACTGTGATCGTAATTGCTGAAGCGTTTGAGGCGGTAACTAATTTAGAGGCATCAGAAGCTACAAGAGTATAAGTAGTGCCTGTCTGAGCATTGAAAGCAAGAGTCGTGTCATCTTGTTCAACCCAGGTAAAGTCCATGTCTGTACCAGATGCCTTAGATAGCACCTGTCCAGTAGTGCCGCCCTTGAGGTCGACCATCGATGTGTCGACTCCACCCAAAGCGGTGCGGATTGCTGCTGCGCCATCTTTGACCAAATCGGTGTCCGAAGGAACAGTCCAGCCAAAGTTCGTAGTCGTAGTTGCCATTATTTCTCCTTATCAGGCTACTATTGTAGCGTTATTCCAGTCTAAAGTTGGGCTAAGCGTGTTCCATGTCTCACCAACTGGAACGCTGTTCCACCTGAAAGCCTGAAGCGAGTAGGCAACTGGCGAAACAATAATAGTTAGATCGAGTGCATTAAATCGGCTAGTCCAAGTCCACCCTTCAATAAATCCTTGATAGCGACCATCTGAGATATTGCTTGGCAAGTCCTCGATGTCTATGGGTAAGCCCATAAATATGCCAAAAGCTTGATCGCGAGAAGCATCCGGGATGTTTGGGTTAGCCATTGGGAAGGTTATGGACTTAAATTGGTATTGAGGAAAAGCTCTAATATCAAGATAGAACTCAGCCTGAGATAAAGCATCCGAATCGTTCTCAATACTGGTCTGTATGTTCTGAGCTTGGGTGCCATAAATGGATATTGATTCAGGGCTGGTAGCTGTTTCCTCTTGTCCATTTTTATAGGTAATAGTTACCTTGTTCCGGATATCACCAAGCCGCTTAGAGCTTGTAATTCCTCGAGCATAAGCCCAACCCCCATCGACATACGCGTAACCATTGGCGCTTAGGTACTCCGATCTATGGGTTGAATCTGCATAGCCAATACGGCCAGCTGAATCTTCATAAATATAGCCAAGGCCAGATGTGGCAAGGTTAGATACAAGCGAATAAATATCGGTAGTGCTTGCAGAACGAGCAGTTAATTCATAATCTCCTGGGCGGTCAATCTCCCCAAGTCCTGAATTTTCAGCGTTAGCCCAGGTGGTTGTTGCGATATAAGAATTCCATGTTTCTGCTGCTGGAACTTCATTCCATTGGTTAAAAAGCACCTGAGAAAGAATTTCGTAAACCTGGTCTCCGTCAAAGTCCTTAGCCAGGACTCCCTCAGTTAATGCCTTTGGCAGTTTAGATAAAGCCCCAAGAGCTGTAATGGTTACATTCTGGGTTATGGCTGGTTCTCCAGTAGCCACCACTATGTCGATGTCTGAGATATCTCCACCAAAAATAGGAACATAAGTTCCCGATGAATTTTTAATTTTAATCGCAACAGAATCATTGACATCAAAATCTATAGCTGATTGGGTTAAGTTCTTAATTGTGAATCTACAATATCCGGCAAGCGGCTGTGAATAAATATCGGTGCGGCCTGAGGTAATTGTAAGATCGGAAAGAACTAAATTTGTAATATCTCCAAGCCCATTAAGTTCTACTGCCCAGTCTGGAGTCCATGCGGTCATACGAAAGCTGCGCTTCCAAGCGTTCCTCGAGCCGAAGAGTCATTGAGAATACTTACGATTTGGCGAGCAGTTGACTCGGTATCGATTGCGCCATTCACGGTGATATTAGTAGTCCCGGCGCTTGCTGCAATATAGCGTGGAAGCGAAGGAGCGCTAGGCGTTGGCATAGATGGAGCCATAGGAGCAGATGGGGTAGTTGCCCCACTATATGAAGCACCTGAGAAGAAGTTACCTACCGCTGAGCCTGCGCCCTTGATAGCATCGATAATTCCCTTAATCGTGTTATAAATCTTTGTAATGTTATCTACGAAGTTAGCGAACTGATCAATGATTGTTGAGAGAATCTTGCCTAGAGCCTTAAACGCTAATCCCAGAGTCTCGCCAATAACAGGTGCTAAGAAATCTTTGGCAAAGTCATAGATGGCCTTCATGAATCCAAAGAAAGGCTGAAGTTCCTGATTGTTACGAGCTAGCGAATCTCTGACTGAGTTAAAGGCTGATCGTAGACCGTTAATGATTGGCTGGATAACCTTCATAACTGGAGCCAACTTATCGCCAAGATTAGAAGTAAAATCCTGAATGGCAGGGATAACATTCTTAACTAAAGTCTCGACCATAGGAGTAATGGCATCGAGGATATAAGCGCCGACTGTTTCCTTGCCTTCATCGAAAGCTACTGTAAGGCGAGCTAACTTTCCTTGAAATGTGTCTGCCTGCTTAGAAGCCTGGTTCTCGAAAGTACCGGCTAACTTTGCTGTAATCTGGTCGAATGAAAGGCTTGCTAATTCTGCCTTGGTAATACCAACACCCAAGCGGCTTAGGCCTGCTAGGTTGCCTTCCTGAGCCTTTGAGAGGCTCTCTGTGACCGCCTGGAGAGATTTGCCACTACCTGCCGCAATATCTAACGCAAGGGTCTGTAATTGCTGAGCCTTGTCTAAATCCTTTGTGGCTCTGGTTAGACGATCTAACGATGGGCGAAGTTCATCATCTGCAACACCTGTAGCCAGAGAAGTCTTAAGGATGTAATCCTCTGTAGCTGCTATCTGGTTATCGGTTGCCTTAGTAACATTGCGAAGCGTGTTGGCTAACTTTGCCTGGGCTGCTTCATCCTCGATGGCTGACTTAACGCCATCAATGGCTAACTTGCCTGCATAGGCTACTGCTGCTGCGCCCGCAGCTGCGAAGGCTGCTCCGGCTATCTTGCCAAACTTAGCGACCTTATCCCCGAAGGTAGCAACATCTTTATCTGCCTTATCGAGGTTCTTAGTGAAGTTATCGACATCGGCAAGCAGCTTGAGCGTTAACGCTCTTGTACCTGTAGCCATTTATCCCCACTCCTTAAGTATCTTGCTGAATGATTCAGTCCATCTAGCCACGATCTGCGGTTGAATCTTGCGAAGCGTTGGATAGATAAACCAGCCCTTAGAGCCTCGACCTTCACGGCCTGACCATACGGGAAACTGCCTAAACTTATTAGAACCGAATTCTGAACCGCCCCAGATATCTCTAGTGGTTGCGCCACCTGAGAACTTCTGAGAAGCGAATCCGTAAGTAATCTCGCCGATACGGCTGGACTTCTTAACGCGAGAACCCTGAGCAATTCGGCCTGCGACTTTGCTGCTCTGAATTGAGTTAGCCTTCTGGATAACTTCATCTCGAGCAAACTCAGCTAGTGCGCCTGATTGGCGCTTGGCCTCATCGTTGGCTTCCTCGCTCATATTCTTTAGAGCCTTGAACACCATGCGAAGTTCCGTCTTATCGAAGGCAAGTACTTCATCTGCCACGATTACGCTCCTCTAGTACTTCAATAG